ATGCTGATAGAACTACTAGTTTAAGTCCTGATACTGTCCAAAGATTAATTCCTGAAGTGGCTGATAAATTGATAGTAGGAAGTGCTCCTAAAATCAATGCTCCCTGGTGATAAGGTGTACTGTTTAATCTAACTTGTAATCTAATTCCTGATCTAAAATACTCAAAAGGAGTAAGGTATGCAGAAATAACTGACAATGGTGCAAGTGAATCTGGAAAGCTAAAATAAACATTTGCCATTCCTGGAGTCCAGGTAAAATTTCCTATTCGGTACACTCGTGAAAGTACTTCCATAGGTGTCTGATCTGGAAAGGGATTTGAAATCTTCTACAAATAATTTTTTCCTGAAATTTCTTCTGTGACTACATTTGCTGATTCTTTGAATTGTGTAATTGCTGTCTCATTGTTTAATATTGGCGTGACCTCTTCCTGTAAGGTTCGGTCTTCTACTGTTTTTGATGTTGAATTGTTTGTTGCTTGAACTCGTTATCTAAACCTGTGGTGAACGTGAGTGAGTTAACTCAGTCCAGCGGTCGTGTTGTGTGAAGGAGTGCAAAAGAGATCATCTCAATCACTATGTACTTTGCAGCACATATTGTACCATAGTAGAACGCCTTGGTACATGCGGGATTTTTAGGGGCTATTCACTGCCGCCTCTAATTTAAAATTTTATTGTATTCTTATGAATACCATCGAGATATTTAACCATAAGGTCATCATATGTTTCGAAAAACTGATTTTTCTCGCTGATACTTTTGAGATACTTATTTAATCTTTCCTTCTCCATCTCAAATATTGCTCTTCCATGAAAGAAGAACTCTCTAAGTGCATTATGAACATTCTCTGTAAATTGTTTTTTCCAAGGTAAATCGGAATCTTTATTAATCCAGAGTAAATGTGATCTTAAAGAATCAATGTTCATTGGGCACATTATAACTCCATCAATTTTAATATGTTTACGTTTTAAAAATTCTGCTGTTTCCATACTATCAAATTGTGAAATTTGTTTTTTATCTGCTGTTGTGTGTGTATGACCAAAATATTTCAAAGCATATTCGGCCACTAATATTGGTGTTATAACATCCGTTGTGAAGGTTGGCTGTCCCTCCTTGTTAAGTTCCAACAATATTCTCTTTATTGTTTCATGTAAATCATCTCCAAAGGTCATGATATACATTAAAGTATTTATGGGTATTCTAATATGTAAAGAATCCCAAAGGATACGCTTAACGATCCATCTATTTTTAACTACATTTCCGGCTGAATTCAGGTGAGCTGTTCCTGGTCCGCCAGATGTCATCCCATCGAATAAGTAAAGTGATTTCCTTAAGACGATGTAGCACCAAAAATGTGCTATACACAAACAAGTCAATTCAAAAATGACTTCTTTATCTGTGATATTGTAAAACTTACAAAACATTTTTGCAAATAAAGGTCCAAACCAATACCAAAAATAAAGGTCCCAAGCAGAGACATCTTGTGCAATGATACTATCTCCTCCAAAC